TCCTCCGTTAGCTGCAGTAAGTCCAGCTCCTCCTGGTGATCCGTTGCCTCCTGCGCCACCACCGCCGTTTGCTCCAGTTCCACCGTTGTGTCCTCTTGAATGTCCTCCTCCGCCTCCGCCAAGAGCCCAGACATTTCCAAAAAATGTTTTATTGGTTCCAACTTGGCCATTATGTCCGCCATGGCCACTTCCAATTGTTACGCCAGTCGTTCCAACTGCTTGAAAAGCAGTTAAGAAAACAACTCCTCCTCCGCCTCCGCCTCCGCCACCGCCATTGTGCTCTCCATGTCCTCCGCCTCCGCCAGGACCAGCTACTAAAACATTTACAAGAGGCAAAGCGTTGTTTGGTAAAACAAAGTTACCAGAAGTGGTTATAACTGCTGGGAATGATGCAAATGCTGCAAACGGATTTGCAAACTCTGTAGTTGCTTTTACTTTTGCTTTATACAAGCTAACCATATCATTTTGTGGCGCAATTATATCAATCCGAGTAAATGAGTGTGATATATTAGCTAGTTTATTTAAAGCAATTCCTGTTGTTACTCCAGTTCCAACAAAATAAGCATATCCGTTTTCCTGATTAGTTGAATAAAGAGCATAATTTCCTGATGTTCCACCTTGAGCCCATGAACGATTGTATGTATTCATATGAATAGAAGCAACATATGTCATGTTAGCCTGTCCGCCGCCACCGCCTACTGCGGGAAGTGTATTAAAACCTGGCATTATGCATCCACCTCTGATCCAAATAGATTGAATGAAATTGCTGTTGATGCTCCGTAAACTTCTACGATATCTCCTGTACCCAGGGTCATAGAAAGCTGAAGTGCTTGTGATACTCCAGCAGCTGATGCTGTGTCGTATACTAAAATTTGCTTGTCATTTGCTGCAGCTCCTGCAACTCTTACTCTTACACGATATAGAATGTCATCTGTTGAAAGGTTTGCTACTGTTAGTGATGAGCAGATAGCTTGCTTTCCCGCTGGAACAGCGTAAATCTGTGTGTATGTTGCGTTTGCTGATGGAACTACTTGTCCCAATACCTTGTAATTAATTGCCATTTTATATCATGCTCCCTATGAATAGTACGTTAAAACTTGTTGACGCTGAATTTATTTGATTCATTGTCGTTGTACCTAATGTTGTAATATTGCTAATTGCTGTTGCTCTTTCTGCTACTACGTCTGCCACCGCTCCGACTCGTGCAGTTTCCATCGATGCAAGAGAGGCAACTTTCTTTGTTTCAAGATCTGCAATTTTATCTGCAGTTGCTGTAACAATGTCATTTACGCCAAGCATTCCACCTAATGTGTCTAATGCTGATGCTAGATAAACTAAATCCTGTGCGCTATATGTTGTGTGACCAATTGATGCTGCAATCTCAGATTTAATAGCGGTAATTTCTGTGGCTAACGAGGTATAGTCTGGCATTTTACATTGTCTCCATTCTGTTCATCCTTAAAGCCATAGCAACTTTTTCATAAGTTTTTTGCCAACCGCTTTTGGTGTATTGCTCAAGTGTATCATGAGTTGTATTAAAATACAGGTCTCCAATACTAGCATTTTGTGGTCTTTCCGCTGTTGGACCTACTGGTATTGTTGCTCCCCCGCCTCCGCCTGCGAGAGCCACTGATGCTGAAGCTGCTTTACGAACTGACATTAAAATTCTACCCCCGATATGTGAAAGTTTACGGAAGTCGAAGATGCAAAACCTTTTATAGTTTGGGTGGTAGAAAGAACTGTCTTGGTATCCATAACAAGGGTATCGTTTGCGCCAACTGTTACCGCTGCAATATATGCAACGTCATTAAATAAAATTGTGGCAGTAATTGCTGCAGCTGTTGTATTGGTAATTGAAATATTGGTTACTATATTAGTCTTGCTTGCTGGAACAGTATATAGCGTTGCTGAGGAAGTGGCTGCTGCTGCCCTTACAAATTGTTTTGCTACATTTGCCATATTATCTCCTAGTACGCTCCCATTATTATACCAATTTCTGTGTCATAAACAGAGTTTGTGATATTAGTAATAAAATTAGCATCGTCGCCTACGGCTGCTGCTAATTCATTTAGGGTATTCAGCACTGCTGGAGCCCCGTCAATTATATTTCCTAGCTGGGAGATAGGAACATTTCCAGTTGCATCTAGCGTTGCTATTCCATCTGGGTTACCGACCAAAGAATCTGGCACATAAGTTTCTGCGGCGGTTGAGGAGAGCGCTGAGACTGCATTATCTACATAAGTCTGAGATGCAATTAATGCGGTATTTACTGATATTGCTTTTGTAGTTGTATTGTAAGAAAGACCTGATCCTACTGCATTTCCAACGGCATCTTTTGCATTTGTATCGGTATAAGGGTTTACCCATGTAACTGCATAGTCTGCGTTTGAAGATTTAGCTGCAATCTGACCAGTGGTTCCGCCTGCTGCTACTCCTGGACCAACAGGTCCGACGGGTCCGAAAGATATTTCTACCCAGAATGTTCCATCATAAGTATAGAAGTGAGGATCAACGTTGTTGTACCAAAGATCACCCTCTTTGGGGGAAGGTGTTGTTGGTGCTGTAGTTCCTATTGATACTGCAGATCCTGCTGAACCTGCTCCAACTTCAATCCAACCAGTATTGGTATAAACTCTTACTTTGTTGGAGACGCTATTTAAATATAGGTCACCGATTCTTGGATTTGCTGGGTCAGTCGCTAAACTGACTGTATTTAAGGAGACTAATCTTTTTACAGACATTTATCTCTCCTTAACCAGTGATTACGACTCTGTATGCTCCAGCGGTTGGTGCGGCTGCAAATGTTAATGTTACCACGTTAACTGATGTATGGTCAACATCTACTTCAACTTCTCCATATGGAGCAGAGTTTGCATATACTGCTACTGTTACATCCCGTGTTCCGAGATTGTGTGTTGCTGTAAATGTATATGGTGCAACTTCTGTTGTTGTGATATCAGACTTCCACTTACGCACAATCTCATGATAGTTAGTTCCATCATTTGTAAGTGTCCATTGATCATTTGTCTCATTCCATAGAACTTCTACGTCAGCAGATGCTCCACGCTCTACTCTAATACCAGCATCTACTGTTGGGGTTCCAGTAAAGTCGGTGTTGAGGTTAATCTTGTTATCAACAATATTTACTTGAGTAGTATTTACTGAGTTAATTGTTCCAGTTACGTTTAAGTTACCACCAACTGTAAGATTGTTAGTAATTGTTACGTCATCTGGCAAACCAATTGTAATTGCTGCTGTTTCTCCACCTGATCCAGCTACTGTAATCTCATTTGCTGTTCCAGCAACTGTTGAGATATAAGCTCCAGTTGTGTCATCTCCGAGGGCTACAGAGTTTGGCTGGATTGTTGTTGAGATATTGATACTTGCTAGGTTTGTTACTGTGGCTGTACCAACTACATCTCCAGAAAGCTGTACATCAAAGTCGGCAACATCAAAGTTTAGCTTTGCTGCTGTGTCATCATATGTAACCACGATTCCATTTTCAGTGTTTGGTGCGACAATCATGTCTCCAACAATGTCTTGGATTCGCTCTTCCTTTAGGGATACATCTCCTGCTGAAACTGTAAAGTCTATTGCATCAAAACTTGCAACACCTTTATTTGATGCGCTTGCATCTTCTCCAGTAATAGTGATTGTATTATTTGTTACAGTGGTGTCGATACCTTCGCCTGCGGCAAATGTTAAAGTATCTGTAAGAAGGTTTACTGTATCTGCTGTTCCAGATTCTGCAGCAATTGAAAGTGTTGTTGCTACTGTTACAGTTCCTGCCGCAGTCAAACGACCTTGAGCATCTACTGTAAATGTAGGAATTGCTGTTTGTGAACCATATGAACCAGGTGTTACCGCTGTATCATTAAGTCTAAGAGTTGTTGTTCCTGCTGTATCGTTGTATGTTGATGTTAACGCTGTACCAGCAAGTACGGATGCTCCAATAATATCCTGGACAACTTCTGTTGATCCAGACATTGGCATCCATGGGCCATCTGGTGCAGACAGTCCATTGTAGTAGTACATCGTTGAGTTTGATGTGTCGTAATAAATTTGTCCAGATACTGGGCTTGATGGTGCTGCACCCAAGTTCTGAATTCTAGCGTTTAGGAGCTCATTTTTATTGAGATCGACGCTGACTAAAAATTTTCTTGCCATTTTCTTTCTCCCTTATGACAGATGTGCTGTCCCTGAAAACGGTTGTGCCATAGTCAGTGTTATTTGATTAATACTATTATAGTCTATTCCTGTTTCTAATATGTCGCCTGCGCTAGATTTAACTGTTACGTTTGGGCTAAAACCTAGATTGTGATTAATTACTACCCGATAGACTCCATCTACTGGACCTGTTACTTGAGATAGCTCCCATGTATGCGTTAGTGCTATTTGCTTATCTAGGATAAAGCTTTGGGCTATATTCCAAGTGTTAGTCTGAGAAGCTTTTGGCCCCCAGAATCTTGTTGTTGTTGTATCAAAGTAAAAATCCCCAGGCACTCCTAGGGTATTAGCTGGATTTCCTGTTCCGCTGATTATTGTGCGGCCTGGTGCTCCAGATGCTCTTACTACAACGAGTGGGTTATTTTCGGTTACTATTAAGCGTGTTGCCATTATATTGTCACTGACCTGCTTAAGGTCATATACCCTTCTAGCAATCTTGTCTTGTTAACGCTTGGGTCTATTAGAACTAGATCGTATGCTGATTTTGGATAAAACATCTTATTTGTTCTGTCTGCTGATATTGAAATTTGAAGCTTACCTAGAGTTGGGTTAATTACTATACCGTCATTTTCTACAAGGGTGAATGCTAATTTTTTTCCGCCTTGTGTATCTCTTACTTGAAGTTTTGCGGTGTGAAAATGTAATTGAATTGGCACCTGGTCTTCATCAAGATACTGAACCTCAAATGTAAAGGTTGTATTTTGATCTACTTCGAAATTTTTTTGCGCTGCCACATTTACCCCTAAATTAGAAAAGCCCTTATGGATATTTTACCATAAGGGCACTCCTAATCGATATTAAATTTTTACTTCTTTGTAAAGCCAAATGCTGGCTCGTTAGAATTAAGTGCTTTTAGAATAACTGGCAGACATGCTGCGATTCCGCCCTTGAGTAAGTCTCCTGGGTCAGTGTTTCCAGTCATGTAAAGAGCGATAGCTGCACCCAAAAAGTGACGACCATAGCTTGCCAACGCTGCGAGATATTTCTCTTGCATAGTTACCTTTCCATCATTGTTTAGATCTTGTTTCATTAGATCCTCCTATTTCTGGGCCGTGTGCCCAGGAATTTGGGTTTTACCCCAATTACATTGTACTACTTTTAACTAGAAATGTCTACTAGCTCACAATTTCCGTCTGAACTGCAGGCAAGGGTAGCATTAGTAGATGTGCCATCTTCTGTCTCGTAGAAAGATAAATCTTCCCAACGAATATCCTTTGGCATTCTTGCAACAAGTGCATCGTATTCTGCTTTGTCTACTTCTTGGTAAGGTGCTTGCTTGTATGAGTGATCTGAATGCGGCAAGAATGAAATTCCAGATACCTCATCAAAATTCTTATATACCCAAGCTCCTACATCCATCCATTCGTCTTCCTTTACAGAAACCGTAATTGATGGCTTATGCTCACACCATGCACGTTGGTAAACCAACCAAATGTTTAGGTGCTCAATAGCAGTAAGATCATTTCTAACAATTGCACCCTCTGGTGCCTTTACTGGGAATGAGAATACGTATGTATCGTTTGGCTTCATTACATCATCTTCTACTGGAATCCCCACCTCTTTAAGGAAGGTAGAAATTGGATCTCCCTTTGAACCACGAACAGTTCTAATATAATATGGAGAATGCCAAGCATGCATTCCTGAAGATACCCCGACCAATTGAGATACTGTTCCAGAAGGCTTTACACAAGTAATAGCAGCAGACTCAGGAATCCCAATTTTCCCAGCCTCTTCTTTATTCTTTGCTCTTGCTGCTTCTCTAAGAGTCATCAAGAATGACTCTAGTGCAACCAAATCTTGTTTGCCTGACATAAACTTATGCCCAAACTGTCCAGTCAAAGAAACTCCTAGCAGGCGTTCCTCTTCTGTGTTATCTTTCCAAATCTTACGTAGATACTTAAAGTCTGTAAGAGTAGACTGCCAGGTTCCAAGAATAGTTGCTAGTTCTACTTTGCGTTCGATATCTTTCTTTGTATCATTTTCACGTAGTACGACTTCTGAAAGATTACAAAACTGGTAAGGACGTAAAATAATCTCTGAGCACGGGTTAGTTCCGTAGTGTATATCTGGATCTCTTCTTCCATACTTGGCTGCTTGGGCTTGAGCTGCGGCCACATTGTATATACCTCGTTCTCCTGATTTTGAATCATATAGAGATTTCCATTCTGCAATAAACTGCTCCATCTCTGGCTTGCGTGAATACGCAACAGAGTTATTAGACAGGGCACGTTGTGGGCTTGCTTCCCACCAGTTACCTGACTTTGCCTGTGCCATTTCAATATCATTAATATTAGAAAGAGAAATCATTGCTGAGCGACGAACTCCTCCAACAACAACTACTTCACCAATCTTGCACATAATGTCGTGGCATTCGATTGGCTTTAGGTTTCTTCCTGTAGCATTCTTAAACTTTGCAATTGTAAAATCAAACAAGTTAATAAGTGGCTGTGGGCCTGAAGATCTTCCACCCATTGTCTTAAGTCTTGCTCCTGCTGGTCTTACCTTAGAAACATCAATTGCTGGAATCTGTCCAGACCAAAGTAGTGCTAGTAACTCACGGTATGCTTTAGCCCAACCCTGTTTTGAGTCTTCTACTGTAATAACCGTAGTTGACTTCTCTAAAGTTTCTGGGACGGCAGGAAGTTTATTGATGTACTTATACTCGACAGAGAATCCTACACCTGTACCGCACATAAGGATATACATAGTCTCATCAAATGAACGTGGGGAATCAACTGGTAAGAAAGCACAGTTATATCCAGCTACATTATCTCTTTCCAATGCGGCTCCTGAAGTCATAACAGAACGCATTGATGGCATAACATTTCGTTCAAATACGAACTCTTTTAATTCCGCAACAAGCTTCTCATTTGGAATATAATTATGGTTCTTTTCTAGATGGCCAAGCATAAAGCTAAAATATCTATCTACTGTTTCACCCCAAGTCTCACGGCGATTATCTTCTGATATCCATCTTGCATATCTTGATAACGCAATGAAATTTTCGTACGGGTTTGCAATAGTCTTAGACATTTTATAATACCTTTTTCTCCGCCTAGCGGTTAAGTTAAATTTAGTGTGAAGATCCTATTCTACCAAACAACTATTCATATGGGAAGCAGTAAAAAATATTTATAGTCTTTATTTTAAAATATTATTGGTCAACTATACACTTATACTTGATACTTATCCTGGTTGACTGGCTTGACAGGTTTATAGAATTAATGTTATGCTTAGAGTTCGTTATCTCTAGAGGAGGAAATGCCAATGGAGAAAGTAAAACAACGTTTGAGCGAAGTTGCCAATAGTTGGTCGTATATAGTAGTAATAGTATTATTTCTATTTACGGTTCAGCCAGGACCAACAGCGACTCAAGCTTTGCAGGTAGAAACACCTGTGAAATCAACAGTACAACTAAAGAAAGAAACCTTAGAGAAGTACAGCAATACTGTATACAAGCCTTCTGAGACGCTAACAGACGAAGAACTAAAAGAACTTCTATCAGCTGTTGGCTTTGAAGGAAAAGCCCTTAAACAGGCTTGGGCTATTGTTAAGGCAGAGTCTAACGCAAGACCTATGGCTTACAATGGTAACAGGAAAACTGGAGACAGTTCCTACGGAATTTTTCAGATTAATATGTTGGGTGAACTCGGCATTGATCGTAAAGAAAAATTTGATCTAAAGTCAAACATTTTATTGTTTGACCCAGTAATAAACGCAGAGATAACGTATTACATGACTAAAGGCGGCACTGATTGGTCATCGTGGTCTTCCCTAAATGGGGCAAGGCACAAAGAGTTCCTAGCGGAATTCAAACATTAGAAAGGAAGGTACATGAAGATACAATACGTGTCTAAGTACCTTTCTCTTTCGGGAGAGGGCCTTGTTCCAGAGCTATTATGCCCAATGGATCAAGGCTCTCTTTATCCCAATCAGGACTTTGAAGAGAACATATTTTTATATTGCCTAACTTGCTCATACAAGAAAACAATCGGAATTGTCGACTATAATAATCTTGTAGCATTAGTAGAAAAGATCATCAATGAATAAAGAGCCCGAAAAAAGTGCGCCGAAAATAGAACAGCCATTTGCAACATATGAATTTGAATCAACAGCTTTATTAGAAACTGACGCTATGGGGCGTGAGAAATTTTGGGAAGATATTGGGAGGCAAAATGACTGAAGAGACAAAG